CTATGAGGCATCCGATGGTAACCATGACGATCTCATGATGAACCTTGTGATGTTTGGTTTCTTTATTACAACACAATACTTTTCAGATATGACGGATATCAATCTAAAACAGATGATGTTTGAACAACAGATGCTGGAAATAGAAGCGGACATGGTTCCTTTCGGATTCATTGATGACGGAGAAGACGCAATCAATCAAATCGAGATGCAAGACGAGTTGAAGGATATGGGTTGGCAAATACCGTGGGATAATGTTGAAAATTATTAAAGCATAAATAATGGTATTGAATTAATTCTCCGTATTATGAATACTTATCATAAATCAACGAAATAAAAGGATACGATTATGGCTCTTCTAAGGTCTGAATCCCCGAATGTTGCCATCAAAGAAGTGGATCTGTCAGGCATAGTGCCAGGCGTAACTACTTCTACTGGTGCGATCGTGGGAAACTTTGCTTGGGGCCCAGTTAACACACCAGTACTCGTCGGTAACGAAGGCGAACTGGTAAGTAACTTTGGCGACCCCTCATATGCAGATGACGCAAATGCAATTGAGTTTTTATCTGCAAATCAGTTTTTGAAATATTCCAACAGTCTCTACGTTGTACGTGGTGCGACTTCTGCTGCAAAGAACGCAGTTGACAGTGGTTCTACTGTAGACTTGATCACTAACCGTGATGACTGGGATAACTCAAAATCAACTGCTGTTGGTAACTTCATTGCAAAATACGCTGGTACTGCTGGGAACGGTTTGACTGTTTCTGTTTGTGGTTCAAGAGATTCCGCATGGAATGGTTGGACATACAGTGGTGCATTCGACGCTAAACCCGGCACATCTGATTGGGTTTCTGCACGTTCTGCTGATGGTGCTGCGGCACTTGACGAAGTTCACGTTGCAATTGTAGATGGAACCGGAACCTTCACAGGTTCACCCAACACTGTTTTGGAAACGTTTGCTAATGTTTCTCTTGCAAGTGATGCGAAAACTACTGATGGTGCTAAGAACTACATTCTTGACGTACTAGACGACCGTTCTTCATACGTTTGGGGTGCAAACAAACCCAATGTATTTGGTGTTGAGGTTGCTTCTGCTTCATTTACAAACGCAACACACGGTGCGGATCAGACAGACGCTGCAAAAACTACCGTCTTTACTTCCGGTGTAAACTCTGCTGCCTTAGGCACTGGAGAGTTTAGTACCGCTCACGATCAATTCGAAGACGAAAATACTATTCAGATAGACATGTTGATCGCACCAGGCGTAAGTGCTTCTGCTGATCATGTAACTGTTGTAAACGATCTGGTCGCTACTGCTACTGCACGTAAAGACTGTATTGTTGTTGCATCTCCTAACCGTGCTGCGGTTGTTGGTGTTACTGACCCCGCAACTGTTACTACTAACATCACTGCTACTGCTAGTACGTTCACTAGGTCTTCTTACTTGGTGGTTGATAACAACTACTTGAAAGTGTACGATAAGTACAACGACAAGTATCAGTTTATCCCTGCTGCTTCGTCCACTGCTGGACTGATGGCTGCGACAGATGATGTTGCTGCTCCTTGGTTCTCTCCCGCAGGTACTCGACGTGGTAACTATCTTGGTGTAACCTCTATTGCATACAACGCAAGTCGTACTCAAAGAGACACACTATATAAAGCAGGTATTAACCCCATCGCTAACTTACCGGGACAGGGTATCACTCTACAGGGTGACAAGACTTTCCTAGGTAAACCTTCAGCGTTTGACCGTATTAACGTGCGTCGTTTGTTTTTAGTATTAGAAAGAGCAATCAAGGGTGCAGCTCAGAATGTGTTGTTCGAGTTCAATGACGAGTTCTCTCGTGCTGAGTTTGTAAACATAGTAGAACCCTTCCTTCGGGAAGTTCAAGGTCGTCGTGGTATCACTGACTTCCGTGTAGTTTGTGATGAAACAAACAACACTGGTCAGATCATCGACACTAACTCATTCGTCGCTTCAATCTTCGTTAAACCTGCACGATCTATCAACTACGTAACGTTAAACTTCGTAGCAGTTAGAACTGGTGTAGATTTCGAAGAAATTGTTGGCGCGGTTTAAGGAGAATAAGAAATGGCAATTTTAGGCGTAGATGACTTCAAGTCAAAACTCCGTGGCGGAGGCGCTAGAGCGAACCTTTTCCGATGCACTATCAATTTCCCTGCATATGCAGGTGGTGATGCGGAAGAGACTTCATTTCTATGTAAAACCGCACAACTTCCACAGTCTCAGGTAGGTAACTTTGTTGTTAACTTCCGAGGACGTGAATTGAAGATGGCTTCAGAGAGAACCTTTGAACCTTGGACAGTAACCATAATCAATGATACTAACTTCGGCGTTCGTGACGCAATGGAGAGATGGTCTAACGGTATCAACGGACACAAGAGTAATTCAGGTCTTGTAAACCCCGTTGACTATCAGACTGATCTTTTTGTTGAACAACTAGATCGTGACGAGTCAGTTATCAAACGTGTCGACATTCGTGGTGCATTCCCCGAGACTGTTGGCCCTATTGCGTTGAGTTATGATACAAAAGGTGAGATCGAAACTTTCGATGTGACGTTTGCATACCAGTATTGGGAATCAAACACCACGTCTTAATGTTAGACTAAATAATAGGGTGTCCAAACGGGCACCCTTTATTTTATAAGAGATTACGTATGGCAGAAGAAAACGGTAGTATACTAAAGTTATTTGGATTCGAGATCAAGAGAGCGGGTAAAGGTTCTAATACTTCATCTGGTCAACAGAAACTCCAGTCTCCAGTAACACCTACAGATCCAGACGGTGCGGGTTACACGACCAGTGCGGCGGGTTACTATGGTCAGTACATTAACATGGATGGGGATCAAGCAAAAGATAACCACCAGTTAATCATGAAATACCGTGGAGTGGCACAACACCCCGAAGTGGATATGGCGATCGAAGACATTGTTAATGAAGCGATTACTGCCTCTGAGTTGGAATCCTCAGTAAAGATTTCACTAGATGATATCGAAGCAAACGATAAAATCAAAGACACCATTAGATTAGAGTTCGACAAGATTGTTTCTATGTTGAAGTTTAATGACTTAGGCCACGAACAATTCAGATCGTGGTACATTGATGGACGATGTGTACACCACCTACTCGTCAATGATTCAAACCTCAAAGCAGGTATTCAAGAAATCCGTCATATGGATTCTGCAAAGGTTCGTAAAGTAAAAGAAATCAAGTATAAGAAAGATCAGAAGACCAATGTCAAAATCGTAGATAAGATTGAAGAGTTCTATGTGTATGACGAGAAACCCGGTCAAGCCAACACCTCTGTCAAACTATCCACCGATGCGGTGAGTTATGTGACATCTGGTGTGTTAGATGAGGGTAGAAAGAAGATCTTATCTCACCTACACAAGGCACTAAAACCCATCAACCAATTGCGTATGATGGAAGATAGTCTGGTAATCTATCGTCTTGCACGTGCACCTGAGCGTCGTATATTCTATATTGACGTAGGTAATATGCCACGTGGTAAGGCAAACGAATACATGAAAGACATCATGTCTAAGTATCGTAACAAACTGGTCTATGATGCGAGTACTGGTCAACTCAAAGATGACCGTAAGCATATGAGTATGCTTGAAGATTTTTGGTTACCACGTAAGGAAGGTGGACGTGGTACGGAGATATCAACACTGCCAGGCGGTGATAATCTGGGACAGATAGATGACATCATCTATTTTCAGAAGAGACTATACCGTTCTCTGAATGTCCCAGTGAATCGTTTGGAACAAGAGTCACAGTTCTCTATGGGTAGATCTACTGAGATCTCTAGAGATGAAGTGAAGTTTCAGAAGTTTATTGATAAACTGCGCCGACGTTTCTCGGTTATGTTCCTTGGTATCTTGAGAAAACAACTTGTACTCAAGGCTGTCATCACTGAACAAGACTGGGAAGAGTGGAAAGATGATATCTACATTGACTTTGTTCGTGATAACCATTTCACAGAACTGAAGGAGATGGAGATCTACCGCGAACGTGCCGGTCTCATGAACGAGATGGTAGGGTTTGTAGGTGAATATATATCTAAAGAATGGGTCATGCGTAATATCATGCGATTCTCCGATGAAGACCTTGAACAAATGCAGAAAGAGATTGATGGTGAAATAGCATCCGGTGAGGTTGTAGACCCGGAGGAGAAGGAAGAAGAGAAACCCCCCGTAGGTAAAGCACCTGTGAAACCTACGGAACCAAAGAAACCGACGCCTCCTAAGAAGGCAACGGTACCAGATGATAAAAAAGATAAGGAACCAAAATGATGCCAGATGATGACGTAGTTATAGGTGAAGTTGGAACAGATCCAATCGATGCACACAACCCGATTGCAGACTTTCTCAAGTCAGTAGAAGATCAAAACTTTGTTGGAGCAGAAAACCAGTTCAACGACATGGTTACTGATCGGTTACAGGATGCAATGGATCAAGCAAAAATAAAGATCGCGACCAACCTCTATGGTGAAGAAGAAGTCGAAGCAGCTCAACAAGAAGTTGATGATGCGGCTGAGGAAGAGGATTTCCCCGATTCCGAACCAGAAGAAGATCAATCGTCTGATGAAGAAGAAGTCTAATATCGAATATGTATAAATATTCAGTAATAGTCTAAAGGTTTCTTATGAAAACGTTCCAAACAATCCGCGAGAAAAAATCTAAAGGTATGCCACCGGGTGACCATGTGTCGAGTAAGAAAGTCAATCGACACACAGTCATGGTGCATAAAGAGAAGGGTAAGTTTGTCACCTATATAGATGGTGATAAGTTAGATTCCTTCTCGTCACAAAAAGAAGCGGAGAAAGCGGGTATCGCATTCGCTAAGGAGTTTTAATGAAACTTATATCAGAATACAATCACCATGATGTAGAATGCATCGTGGAACGCAAGGAGAACGGTGACAAGAGTTATGTCATCGAGGGAGTCTTTGCACAAGCAGATCAGAAGAACCGTAACGGACGTATCTACCCTAAGCAGATTATGGAAAGGGCAGTTGCACGTTACGTTGACGAACAAGTATCTAAGAAACGTTCGGTTGGGGAATTAAATCACCCTGAAGGGCCGACAGTTAACTTAGACAAAGTTTCACACCTCATCACCTCTCTCAAGTTCGAGGGAAATGATGTGGTAGGAAAGGCACAAATATTGGATACTCCAATGGGTAAGATTGTTAAAGGTCTTCTTGAAGGTGGTGTTCAACTAGGTGTGTCAACTCGTGGCATGGGTAGTCTTGAGTCGAAGAACGGCACGATGTATGTACGTGACGACTTCATCCTTAACACCGTCGATATTGTACAAGATCCGTCCGCACCGGGTGCCTTTGTAAATGGCATCATGGAAGGTGTAGATTGGGTTTGGAACAATGGTGTTATCGAACCTCAAGTCATTGAAAATATGGAGACTGAAATACGAAACACTCCGAAGAAGCATCTCTACGAGACGCAGATTCGCGAGTACAAGCGTTTCCTCTCGTTGTTAAAAACTAACTATTAGGAGTAAAATGTTATGTCTGATGTAGACCAAAACATCGAGCTTCCAGAAATCGAGGAAGCTAGTGCTCAGAAAATGCCGGTAGGAGATGAAGAGCAGTCAATTGCGGCAACCGATAAGGCAGCAAACGCAACTAACCCTGCGTCGAAGCGTAAAGGTGATACCGCAAATAAAGATGAACCAGATGGTTCACCTAAGACTAAGGCAGCAATGATCAACGCCATGTACAAAAAGATGGAAGGTATGTCTAAGCAGACTCTTTCAGCTATGGCAACCAAGTTCGAAGGTCTTGAAGTAGACATGGACGCAGACGCAGTGGAACTGCCTGAGTTCAATTATACTGATGAACTGGACGCCTTGGTAGAATCAGAAGCCACTTTATCAGATGAGTTTAAATCGAAAACTGCCATCATTTTTGAGACTGCAATTAAGTCTAAGTTGTCCGAGGAAATCGAACGCTTAGAAGATGATTATCAATCACGACTTGAAGAGGAACTGGACGTAACTCGTTCTGACCTCGTAGAGAAGATTGATTCTTACCTGAACTACGTAGTTGAAAATTGGATGACTGAGAACAAGGTCGCTGTAGAGCAAGGTCTCCGCACCGAGGTTGCTGAAGGTTTCATGGATAAGTTGAAAGACTTATTTGTAGAGTCTTATGTAACAGTTCCTGAGTCCAAGGTCGACTTAGTTGATGAACTTGCAGACCAAGTTGAGGAACTCGAAGAGTCTCTTAACAGCCGTACTGCTGAAGTTCTTGCAATGTCTGAGCAAATCGAATCATTCCAACGTGCCGCGATTATTCGTGAAGCGTCAGGTGATCTCGCTGACACTCAGGTAGAGAAACTCGCTTCATTAGTAGAAGCTCTTGACTTTGAAGACGTTGAGTCTTTTCAACATAAAGTTAAGACTGTCAAAGAATCGTACTTTAAGAAGGACGTATCTACGACTGCTGTTGAAGAAGTAACCGAAGACTGGACTGCTGAACAACCACAGTATAACTCTGTGATGAATCAGTATCTGTCCGCAATCAAAAACACAAATAAGTAAGGGAGTATACTAATGCAAGTATCCTATGATAAATTAGTTGAGAAATGGTCACCGATCCTCAACGAAGAAAGTGCGGGCACTATCACTGACGCACACCGTCGTTCTGTAACAGCTGCTGTTCTTGAGAACCAAGA